CGGGCAATTCGTTCCAATTCATCTTTCAGCGGATTGGCGGAAACGTTGCCAGTTGATTTTTTTTAGCTTTCTATCGCTTCAACCGCCCCTTTGCGAATAGACTCCCATAGTGCCTGGGAGTAAGCCACACCGACGAACTCGTCACCATAGGTGGCGTAAGTGGAATAGTTCAGATCATTGGCCTTGCCAGCGAAGCCGGCCGCCTTGAGCGCATACATACCCTGTATGCCGATTTCGCCATCTTTCGCGGCATCTTCTTCGAGCTTAATGCCCAGCGCTTTCACGGCCGCTTCGCTCTCGCCGAATTTACTCAAGCGAGACGCTTTCGCTTCACGCAGCAACCCGATCATCAGCGCCATGTCTCCCGGCTCCAGGTTGTCGTACTTCCACACGTCGCCATATTTAGCCACGTAAGGGATGCCTTCCGGGAGGCGTTTCGATTTGGCGAATTCGGCTGCCTGTAGATCGAGCGCCGCTTTGATAGCGGCCTGCTTGTCGGACTCACGCGCTTCCCGGTCCTTGCGAGCCGCCTCATCAGCGTCCCACTGGGCCTTGAGCGCATCGTCCACACTTTTTACTACGAGGTCTTGAATTTCCTGGGGTTCCATATCCCGTTCCTTGTCGCTAGAGTTATCCATGCGAATAACGTCTGATGCTCGGAACGGCGTAACACCCTGTGTTCCCTGTGTATCAGTATCAGAATCAGTGTACCCGATTTCTGCCGGCAGGTCAATTCCCGCCGCCGCGTAGATCGCTTTGAGCGCGGGCAGCGCAATGGCGTGCTTGTTCGCCGGGGCGCGCCCATCATAGGCATCAATCAAGGACAGCTCTAAGACTGGCCACTGCACAATCCGCCCGTTCCGGTCAACTCGGTGCAGGTGATTCGACCCGCTGCTGACAAACGCTTTCCCCTGTTTCGCGGCGTCCCAGATACGCCGGGCCTTATCCGCCGCCTGGTTGAGAACAACCCGATACCAGCGGCCATCCGCCCGGTCCTCGAAACTGACCGTCTTGCCGATGTATTCCGGAGTGGGAGCGAGCCTCTTCCCATCGTCCGCAATCCCATGATAGTACACGGCCGGGGGCAGAGGAAATTTGTCCTCATGTAACACCGTGCGCGCATCGAAATACTGACCGTCACCATCCCGGTCAGACGGACTGCCATACGGCACGCCACGCACATCCAATACCCACGCGTTCCCTTCCCCGCCGGTCAATGCTTTGACCGCGGCCTTCCCAGACATGTCTCCGCCCATGTCTTCCATGTTGGCATACAGCGCGCGCATGTGCGCCTCAGCCTCTTCCATCGTCGCATGACACTCGACCTTTTCGCCCATTGTGTCATCGTCATTCATTTTGTGGACGCAATACATCCCGTCCACTTCAGCAATCTTCCAGGGCATACTCCACCTCTATCCTTTCACTGTCTTGCGCATCACTGTCTTGCGCAGCTGCGCGACGATCTTCGCGGCCACCGCATCATGTTCCTTGCTCATCACCGTTTCCTGAGACCGCCATCCCAATCCGCGCATGTAAGCAGATTGCAGACGATTTGGGCCGACTACATAGCGGGAATACCGTGCCGTGTTGCGCAGTGTGCACACCATGCCATCGGTCGACCGGTCGATACGCCAGCGCTGGCCTAAATCCTGTGACCCCGGTGATTGCCCGCGCCGGTACGGAATCTCGATAATGCCTTTGCGCAGCGCCATTATCACATAGCGCCGCTGCTTGTCGCTCGTAAATGGCTGTTTCGGATGCGCGACGGCGGGCGGGTATGGCGACACCTTGGATTGCAGATACACCGCACCGACATATAACGCCACCGCAATGTTCTTCGGATGCGCCATAGAGTCCAGGCTCTTGAGTGCGGCGGTCATGTCCACTGTATACGAAACCTGCATCACACAGCCTCCGTTTCAATGATGATAAGGTCAGGCCAACACCGACAGTTATGTGTTATAATAGAATTGCAGATGTATAGTTCGTATGGACTAACCTGGAGGTCATACACGTGCCCCGAAAAATCGAAATCTCTGATCTGGATAATTTGCTCCATCGCTATCTCGCGGGCGAATCGGAGAACAAACTCGCCCGCGAGGCGGGGATCAATCGCTGGACTTTCCGACGCCGGCTTTTGGCGTGTGGCATTATCCCGCGTAATCAATCCGACGCTGAATTGATGAAGTGGGCTAACATGTCCGAAGAGCAACGGTGCGCACAAGTGATGGCTGCTCACGAGGCTACTCGAGGCATTCCTGTGAAACCCGAATCGCTCCTGCTGCGAGCCAAAACACTGGAGACTGCCTGGCACAATGTTGCCCACGTTGAGCGTGTTATCGCCCAAACTATGACCGAGCACGGGTTTCCTCTCGTCCAGCAAAAAGCTATCGGCAAATACAATGTCGATCTCACCTATGAAACCGGAGCCGTCACCATAGAAGTCTTCGGCGGAAACTGGCATTCGTCTGGTCGTCATCGTGCTCGATTTCATCAGCGTATTCACTATCTGCTCAATGCGGGTTGGCACGTAGTCATCCTCTGGATAGATGGCCGCAACTATCCTTTCGGGGGCAATTGCCCGGATGAGTTGATCCGCACTTTTCAGTTCGCCCGCGAAAACCCAACCGCGCCGCGTCAATATCGGGTGATGCGCGGTGACGGCCAATGTGCTCCCGCTACCAAAAGTTACCTCAATACACCGTCCGACATAATAGCTTGTGGTTGCAGCCTGAATGCGACCGGGCACCACGATTTCATTACCAGGTAAGATACAACGCGGATGAGCTGGCGGCGGGAGTTCCCAATCTATCCCCTGCAATTTGTTTCGCAATCGGCCGCATATCGGACACACCAATTCGTCTTCTCGCGTCCGCCATATTTGCCGTGTTTGCACATTCTCCCGCTTCAGTTGTTCCTGCACTGCGCCGGTGGCATTGGACGCCGCACGCGTGACTTCGGTCCGCGCGATTAGTGCGGCTCGTTCCGCACCGAAAAACGGTTCCAGCATCCCGCGTAACTGACCCTGACTCCACTGCTGGTCAAAGTACTGCCCGACGTAATGCTCGACCGCCGTCTGCTGCGTAAGCGTGATTTGCCGCGCAAGGTCCGCGCCATACTGCGCCATATTGCGCTGTAACCAGCGGTCCGCATACTCAGCCGGAAACGTGTATCCCAGCGCCGCTTCATCGGCCACCCATGCCGCCCGGAACACAGCGAATAATTCGGTAGTAACGATCCCGCGGATGCGCGCTTCAATGTCTCCCCAAAAAGCCGCAGTCAGATTAGACACGTCCATATCTGTGCCCAGTGTGCGCATGATCTCCGCAAGCAGCCCCAGGGCAGCCAGTCGGCGGATAATCTGATTTTCGTAATCGTCGCGATCAGCTAAATTCGCCATTGTAATATTTTCCCCATGCCCGCAGATCTACCTCATCAAACACGCGCATCAATTCTGCGCCGGTCTCAACCCGTTCCAATCCGCCCTTTATCCAACTCATCAGCGGCGCCGGAATAATGTCGCTCTCGAAGTCCAGTGCGGCGTGAAAGTTTTTACCAACCAATCGATGTTTTGCCATCTTGCGCCAGCGCCGCATTTCGTCTTCCATCGCGGACAGCGCCTGAGACTTCATGCTCACCTCGGCCTCCTGCGCCAGTCGGTTCACCGCTTGTGTGATAGCCTGGTCGTCCGGCGCCGTGTCAGTCATAGCCGGGGGGGAAGGGGCAAACGGCGCGGGTTTCGTGATTTCCGCCATCAGCAGCGCGCCGCGTTCGTCGCCAATCGACTCGTCCCCATACCATCGCGCGCGAACTTCATCCAGCGTATGCGTGCGCTCATAAGCGTCCTGCTCCTGAAGTTCCAGCACTCGGTCGGTCTTGCGCACGTCATCAAACTCACACATCAGATTATCGCCATACAAAGGCAACAGATCATTCGTGATTTTCTCAGCTATCTGCTGATGCATGGGCCAGATGCACATATCCAAAAACGTTGCCCGCCCGGCGACGGCATTTGCTTCGGTGGCATTGATTGCCAACAGGGACGCCAGACCCGGCGCGAACACGGCGAATATTTCTTCTTTGGTGAACTGGCGGCCTTCCAGAAATTCGAGGTCTTTCTGACTGACTCCCATCTGTAGCCAACTCACGCCCTTCGCCCCCGCGCCACGCAGCAGCATAAGCGACCGGCGCACACCGCCGTGCTCGTCAATCAATTCGCGCTTGATGCGCTCCCATTCCGGGTCCTGCACCATGTCCGCCCATACCAGCGCGCCGGGAATTTTCGCGTTGTCTTTCGCAAAAACGTTAGCGTTCCACTCCACCGCCTTGAGGTCCCCCACAACCTGCCC